AGCCGGCGGCATACCGTCCCTGGTTACGCTCACGCAGGGTATCAACGAGCTCCCGCTCTTTCTGCATACGCGCCTCAAGCGCGGCCGGATCTACCGTATCAAGGTGGGCCCGGTTATTCCGCACCGTGGTCTTGCCCAGTTTTATAGGCGACTCAGGGCGCAGGCGGTTGTGCGCATCAGCAAAGCCCTTGCCAATCTTGGAGCGCACCAGGTCTTGAATGGCGGAATAGGCGTGCTCAGGACTGCGCATACCCTGCACATACTTCGACCAGTTCAGGCCGGCATCAGCCTGCGCCTTGAGCTCGTCGCCGCGCTGGCTCCAGGTTTGCCAGTCAGGGTTTATGGCGCTGTCGCCAAACATGTCGACGGTTTCCTTTTCGGGCTCATCCGCAGCATGTGTCTCCAGCTCTTTGCGCGCGGCGGCGGCGCCCGGTTCCTCTTTGGCGACATGGGAATAGAAGAAGTCACGCAGCGCACCCTGGTCCTGCGGAGTGAGTTCGCCAACCTCTTTATAGGCTGGAACGCCGGCAGGCTCAGCCGCCAGCGCCCGGTGCAGGGCTTCCACCGATGTCTGGTCGACGTTGATGCGCTGCTTGTTGAGCGGGGAGCGCGCGCTGCCGTAATGCTTATCGACAAAGGCGTCTGCCATCTTATCGAAAGCTGGAGCCAGCGACTCGGCCGTCTGCTGTTTTCCCTCGGCATCCTTGAGCGGAGCGATGGCGTCCAGCGCCTGACGGTACTGCTCAGCCCGCTCCGGCCCCACCCGCTGGAAGAAGTCAGCTGACTGCACATCGGCGAGAATGGCCGATGGCAGGTCGCCATCAGCTGCCCGGCCACCAATATAGTCCTGCAGGGACTGCTCCAGGTCGGGCCCGGCGGCATCGAACGGCTTGGCCAGCGTTGGCGCAGTACCTGGTTTGACGCTCATCGCCAGGTCAGGCCGAGAGGCAAAGCCTTTGGGTAACCAGTCATCCTCATCCAGCGCCCCTTTCATGATGCTCAGGTTCCTGCGCACCTGCTGCAAGCTGGCACGGTCAACTGGCTTTGCCAGCCGGTCCATGCCCTCGCCATTGACGGTCAGGAAGCGCTCATTGCCAACGGCTGTCAGAGTGTAGTCTCCCCGCTGGAGCCCGATAGCCCGCACCTGCTTGATGGCAGCCTCCGGGGATAGGGTGCCGAGCGGCACCTGCACCTGATTCTTGGCGCCCTGCTTGAGCGCAACGACCAGCGCAGCATTCGCCTCCATTTCACCCAAGGTACGGCCAAGAATGGCATTCGCTGTGCGCAGTGCCTCCCCCTTGCGCCGGTTCAGTTCCTGCGCTGCGGCAAAGTCGTCGCCGGTGGCGGCTGCGCCAAGCACGATATCCTTGGCCTCGTCCTGGAGATCGCGCGCTTCTTTCAGGGCATCGTCCGTGGCCGACAGGTAATGGTGCAGGTGGAAGGCCTGCATACCATCCGTGACCTTTTCGTATTCATCCGGGGAAAGATCGGTTTTCAGCCGACGCGCCAGTACCTGGGCGGCGCCCGCCACACCAAGCACGTCGACCACGCTCCGGTCGACCAGTGCATCGCCACCGGCGGCCAGCGCCAGCGCATTCACGGAGTTGAAGGCACCAATACCCAGATGCTTCCCGAGCACCGCCTCCGGGTCTGCGCCGGTGCGGCCTATTTCAGATAAAAACGCCCTGGTCTTGATTGTGCGCAAGTCATTCATCAGGTCTTCATTGAGTGCCGCCTCATCCGGCTCAGCGCCAACCTCCAGCACGTAGGCCTTTACCTCAGTGGCCGTCTTGAGCTCCTTTTTGGCCTGCTGAGCCTTGCGCGCCACCTGCTGGAGCGCTTTCTGTGCCTTCAGCAACTCCACGGCCTTTTTGGCGTCCACCAGGGGTTCCTTTACATCAGGGATATCCGGGCGCAGGCCCTGCAACTCTTCCTTGACCATTTTGGCGGTTTCGCCCCGCTGGATGGCGGCCTTGCGCTGGGGCGCAGTCATGGTGGCGAGCTTATCCTCGCGCAACTGCTGCGCCTCTGCCTTCAGGTGTTCTGGGGACAGGCCTTGCGCCTCTGCGCGCTCGCCGTAGTTCGTGGCAAAACCAAACCCTTTATCCTCAGTGCGCACGGGGTCCAGGTCGGCAACCGATATTTTGTCAGGAGAGGTTGACTCGAGCGGCACACCACCAAGGCCAGCTTCCTCGCGTGTCTCAGCATCTGCCAGCAGGGCCTGGCGCTGGCTATCCACAATAGAATTGGCTTTTTCCACCAGCGCACGGTGGTGCATGTCGCGGGCCTTCGCCAGCGCTGCGTCAGACAGCCCAGGGTGCTCATCCTCTTTGAATGTCAACTCTTCGGGCTTCCAGCCAACAGCCTCAGCCACCGTATTGATGAACTTCTGCTGCTGCTGCTTATGCTGGAAGTCGATAGCTTCCTTGGCGGCCTGCTTGGCTGGAGCGATACCTTGCTCGCGGTCCTTTTTGGTCTGCTCGCGCTGAGCCTCACGACGATCACGCTGTTTCTGTGCTACGTCCTGCTGATAGTCCTTTTCGGACTTAACGCCGCGCAGTTTCAGATAGTTCAGCTTGCCCCCAGCGCCACCGATCACATGGTAGACGCCGGAACCGCTGGCGGTTTCCTGGATCATGACCGGGACGCCCTTTTCTTCCTTGCCGTTTGGATGAACGGTTATCCAGCGGGCACCAGCCGGCAGCGACATGGCCTTAGCCATCGCCTCCGGGAGAATAGCGTATTTAAAAAGGGCAATAATCATGCGCGGTCCGCTGTATGGAATCAGTCCGGCCCCTGCTTCATCCATGATGGGCTGGAGAGAGGTAGCCCCAGGGGCCGGCCAGCTTATTGTGCTGTCACTACGCAGCTACAGCCCAACATCCTCGTCATAGAGCGTGATTTGCTCGCCATCGGGTGCCGTCACTGATGGGCTGTTCATGTTCCATGTGGCGTTATTGTTATAGGTTTCCATGGTGGCGCGCAGGGCCTCCTGCAGGTTTTTGTGCTCCGGCATCATGGCGATCACCGCCGGATTCATGTAATCGCCCAGCAGGTACAGATTTTCTTTCGTGTAGAACTCCTTGAGCAGCGCTTTCACAAAGAACCAGTACACGCCGTAATTCCGGTACCGGGCCGGCTGCTCCATCAGCAGCTACAACGTGGAGAAGGCAAACTTCGATGGCGGGATAAATTCCTCTTCAGTAGCCATTATGCCTCACCCCCTGCGTTGTACTTTTTGATGGCGGAATCAATGCGCTCTCCCAGTGTCCCCTTCAGGTTCGGAAACTGATGGCTGATCGAAGTTTCGAGTATATCGTGTACGTCGAGACTACCATCGTCATTTTTTAGTAGGTGGCGCATGCCCTCGAGCACGGCCATGGCCTGGCGATGGCCGGCCTTGACGGCGCCCACCAGCGGGTTACGGGTGCCACTGTCGATACCGACAAGCAACTGGTCCAGGGCATCGGCTTTGGTTTTGGCCGGGATATCCTTTGCCGCCACTACCATCGCTGCGGCCAGGTCATGATGGCCGGACATGAAGGCGAGGCGCAGAAGAGTGCTCAGCGACGACTTTGAGTTACCCAGCAGCGGAGCTTCCTCGCTCTGATACTTCGTCAGCATCGGGATATGATCAGACCGCAATGCATCCGGGTGCAGGGCACCATGCTCTTGCGCGCGGCGGTACATATAGGCCAGCGATTCTTTCGGCCATGTGTACTTGCCGTACTCCACCTTCATGGTCGGCGCCAGCGCAGATATCACGCCCTTCAGGTCAGTTGCCTTGTTGGCAGCGGCCAGTGCGTGCTGCATGTATGCCTGGTGCGCCTCTTCCTCGAACTCAGAGCCAAACAGCTCTTTGCCAGCATCAATCCATGGGTTTTTGTGCTCATCACGATAGCCGCCGCCATTCATGCCATACGATGTTGTTATTTTCACCGGGCTGGGAATGTTGTAGCCATGACCAGAACGACTCGAGTTGGAGGCAGTGTAATCCTGTTTTAACTCGCGGTCATTCTGCCGGTCGATGTAACCCTGAATAGCCAGCGCACGATGCTCAGGGGTAGGCAGCATGATATCGGCAGAATCCAGAACCTTGCGAGCTTCACCAGTCTTTGCGATGTAGGGCTTGCCGTCCTTCACCATGGCGAACCCTGACGCGCGGGTGGCGTAATTCCAGCTCTTGGCGCGCTCTTTCAGGTGCTGCTGGAGCGTGGGGTAAAGCTCCGTCAGGACATGATGCGGAACCTTGCGCAGCTCAGACGGGCTACTGGCGTTCAGGCTGCCATCCTTGATCTGCTCGTCTACCTTGCGCGCGATGATATGGCCCTCTTCCACCGGGTCATAAGCAAAGTCAGTCAGGCCCTGGTGCTCATCACGCGACACATAAATGGAAGGCGCATCAGGCACGCCATAAGCGCGGCACTTCAGGGTACCGGTGGATGTATCGACGCCGGTAATTACCAGCTTTTCAGGCTGGCTAGCCTCGTCCATGCGCTCCACCCCGCGGCCGACCATCAAGGCCTTGCCGGTATTCGGGTTGATGATGGCGGCGCCAGCGTGCTCGAGCACGTCCTTGTCGACCAGGTATTTATTGGCCTGCAAGGCGCTCTTGGTCCGGTCCATCGCGGTCTTGAGGCGCAGTGCCGACGGGGAGCTCTTGTCCTTCACCTTGGCATAGCTGGAGCGCAGGGTGGCAAAGCGGCTGAATTCATGGACCAGGCTGGCACGCTGCTGCGCGTCATACCGCTCCGTGACAGCTGCCTTGTTCTCGCTCATCGCCACGCGCGCGGCTTCCGGGTCTTCCGCCAGCATGATCATCATTTCATCTTTGCTGACCGGGCCGCCTTCCTTGTTCAGGTTCTCCACCTTGTCGCCGCCGTGCCACAGTAGATCCTGCCAGTCCTTTTTCGCGTTCATGGACTGCCAGCGGTAGCCGTCGAACGTGCCGCGACTCAGGTAGGTGTGGATACGCATCGACTCATTGATGTTGCCCTGGCGCAGCCCGCGGCCATTGCGCTGCTGCATGATGGCCGCGTTCCATGGAATATCCAGGTGGTGGATATCCGTGGTGCGCTTCTGGAGGTTCATGCCCTCGCCCATCACGTCGGTATTGCCGATCACGAAGTCATATTTGCCGTTGTTGAAGCCTTCGGCAATATTCTGGCGCTGCATCGATGTTTTGGCGACTTCCGCATTGACGATGGCAATCTTGTGCTTTGGGATGCCCAGCGCAATCAGTGAATCACGGATTTTTTCGTGTGCGTCAACGGCATCAGCAAAGATAACCTGGCTGCCCTTCTCACCCTCCCACATGGCTTTGACGTTTTTCGCCAACTCTTCGTACTTGGGGCTTTTCTGGCCTTTGTACAGATGCGGGTCCAGCAACTCCAGATCGAGCGCAGCCAGACGCATCCGGTTCATGATGCTGAAGATATGAGCATCGCCGGTGGCATCGCCATCCTTCTGTGATTCCGCCAGCTCCGCGCGCAGGCCGTTGTATACCGACCGCTGCATGTCGCTCATTTCCAGGAAGTGCATCTTGTCGTCGCGGGTCGGCAGCACCAGGCCAACATCCTCAGCCGTCTTCCGGTCAATGTACCGGCTCATGATTTCACGCAGTTCATCGAGGTTCTTGAAGCCCGTCGTCACCAGCGTATCCGGCTCAAAGCCACCACTGAGAGTGTAGATGGTATCGGTATCGAACACGCAGAAGCGGTCAAGGAATTCTTCGGAGTTGCGAATACCAATGCGCTCGAAGGCCTCAGGGGCAATATAGCTCAGCATCGAGTACACCTCGAGCGGGCTGTTTTTCGTCGGGGTGGCCGTCAGCATGTACATGTTTTTGCCGCCAGACTTTTCCAGAATATGCATGGATTTGAAGTGCATATCCATGGCGCGCTGGCTCTCACCCTGGCCGCCAAGGAACTTCGGGCTCTCGCCGTAACGGTTTTTGGCTTTAAACAGGTTCTTGTAGGCATGGCCTTCGTCGATGATCAGCATGTCGATAGGCAGATCATCGAAGTAAATGGCGTCAGTACGCTTGCCGATATCGCGGTTTGCCAGCGCCTGATTGTATGCCTCGCGGATTTTATTGCGCTTTTTGTCTCCGGCATTTTTCAGTGCGGCTGCCCGCTGGTCAAAGAAGTCCCGCTGCGCGTATTCTTCCTTCATGATCGGATTGATATCGATATCTTCAAACGCAGGGGCAGAAAACAGCACAAAGTCGTAATCGTTCTGCGTCAGCTCATGCAGCTTGCGATTGCGCACGTCGGGACTATCGGTGACGCCCTTCAGCTCACCATCCTTGTCAGTGCTGTATGTCTCGCCTATCACCATAATACGGGAGCCGGGGAACCACCGGTTTGCCTCGGATACCCAGTTGGCAAGTACCGACTTCGGCACCGTCAGGGCTGGGCACTTAGCCTGTCCGGTAATCTTCGCCATGCGCGCCAGCATCAGCCCGCGCACGGTCTTGCCCAGGCCAACGTCAGCAGCAACAATGCCCTTGCCGCGCTGCAATGCCCAGCGCAGGCCGCCGTACTGGTATTGCTTCAGGCCGGCTGTGACCATGCCGGGAATATCCATCGTCTCATCGCTGAAGACTTCCGGCCGGTAGCCGCGGAACTTGCGGTTATACAGGGCCTCCACCGAATCACGATACTCCGACGTGCACAGCCACTCTTTGAACTCCTGATTCCATTCCTCGATGGTGGGGAGCTCTTTTTTCTGCACGCGGTTACGGTTCAGGTAGCGTTCCAGAAGATCGACATTCAGGCCGCCATGCACCTTGTACATGGCATGGTCCAGCGTGATTTCCGTCGGGGTCAGCCAGGATATCGCGCCTGGGGATTTTTCCAGGTACTCATCGCGCTTGTGGTTCTGGAAGGCCTCCAGCACATACAGCGGCAGGAATGCGCTGTTCAGCTCGACTTCAACATCCTCAAGGGACTTGGGGTCGATAGCCTGCTCGATGGCTTCCAACTGGCTGGAGAACTTGCGCTGCTGCTCGGGCGGAAGCTTGTCGTTATCCAGAACCTTTTTCATCGCGTCATAGCGCAACCACAGGTCACCGGATGCGAACTGGTTCATGGTGGTCCAGCTGGAGTCCGGCAGCAGGGCATAGTCTGCCGAGGCGTACAGCTCATCCAGCACGGTATCAGCATCCTTGCGGCCGAGCTTGGCAGCCAGGTCGCCAGCCGTAAACGATCCCTTTTGCAGCGCCAGACCCTGTGCCACCGTATCAAAGTCGCCGGCCAGCTTGCGCGGGGCTCTGCCGGAAACGATATCGGAGAACTTGCCGGTGGGGTCGACCGAACCAATCAGCCGATACAGGCTCTTGTCGCTCTTGGCGGCCAGCAGCAGTTCAGGGTTTTTCGACGGGATACCATGGGCCTTTACCCAGTCCTCCAGAGCCTGCATGACGGGCTTATGGTCGGTTTCCTCGCCCTCTTCGTGCGCCTGAATCAACTGGCCTATCTGCGTGGCGAGCCGGGCGGCATCAGCCATGCCGCTGGTGGCGGCTACGTCTTCAACGCGGTGCCAGCGAGGCGGATCGCCCTGCAGGACATACGCCACACCATCAATAGTGCGCACGTCGCCGGGCTTGGCCGCGGTGTACGCGCGGCGCCGACTGTTGGCCATCAGCTGGGGATGGTCGCTTTCCTGGAACAGCTCTAGCAGCTTGGGCATGTCGGCAGGGCCCTGCGCGCGGCTGTCCGGCTCAAACTCGGCAATCGCATCAGGCACCCCCTCCATGCTGCCATTGACAGTAATGTCTGAGCCGATGCCGGCCTTTGCACGCCAGCCGGCCTCCTGCTTGCCAAAGATATTGGGCGCACCCCTGGTGGTGAAATATTTGCCGGCCAGAAAATCGGCATCCCATACACCAATGCGCTGCAGGTCAGCCTGCTCTACCCGCTCAAGGGCGGCCGCCACATCCTCCGGGCGCTTGCGCAGGTAGACGATATCGGTAGTAACTTCGGTATGTCCGTGCTCGAAGGCAGTATTGGGCATACGCTGGGCGCCCAGGAACTCACCCTTGCGCAGCAGGCGCTCACGCAGACCGCGGTTATTCTTGCCGTCCATGACGCCGGTGGGCACGATCATGGCCACGATACCGCCAGACTTGCACTTGTCCAGCGAGGTATCCAGGAAATAGGCCTCAGCGGTCTTCAGGTGGCGCTTGTCGTCGGCCAGCATGGAGCCGCGCAGCCCGAACGGCGCATTCCCAATCACCGCATCAAACTGGCGGCCATCCTGAGTGGCGAAGCGCTCCAGGCTCGAATTCAGCACCTCATGCTTGGCACCGTGCAGGGCCTGACCAATCTTGGCGCTAACCGGGTCCAACTCGACGCCGGTGACGGTAGCTGCAGCCGGCGCCGTCTCCAGGAATACCCCGGTGGCGCAGGACGGCTCGAGCACCGTGGCGTTTTCCTTCAGGCCGAGTTGGCGCAGCACGCGCCACATGGCCGCGGCGACCTTGGGGTCTGTGTAATACTCGTTGAGGCTGTCACCAATGCCGCCATTCCCGGAATACATGGTCAGCAGCTGGCGCTCGGCCGCATCCTGGGGGCCACCATTGGCGACAATAGCCTGGGCCTGCCGGTTGTACTCTTTGCGCTGGGACTGGGTGACGCCGGCACTCACGCCCCAGGCTGGAGCTGCGGCAGCATCAAATGGCTGCTCCAGGTCGACGGAGCGCGCGGCCGGCGCCGGCTCAGGCTCAGGTTCGCGCGGGGCAGCAAAGGAGGCGGGAGATGTAGGGTTGACCGGAGACGGCAACGGCAGAGGTGGTAGCTGGCCATCGATAAGATGCTTTTCACGGACAAACCAGCCGCCGTCCTTTTTGAAGGTATAGGGGTCAACCAGCATGGCCTCATCTTTCGACCAGTCGGAGGCGATCACTCCACGCAAGGTCTTGCCTCGCCCGGTGACGTGCTCGACGAGGGTTGACTCGCTCGGCACCGGCACCAGAGCGATAGGAAACATGCTCTCCAGCGCCGCGCGCGCTTCCTTGTGGGGCTTACCAACAGCATTGGCGATCAGGCCAATCAATGTCTCCTTCTCATCCGGGGTGCCGCGCTCCATGACCTGGGCAATACGGTCCTTGCCGAGCTTTGCCACCATATCCTCCAGCGTCAGCGGGGCCGGGGCCGGGGCCGGCTCAGGCTGCTTTGCCGCCAGTTGCGCTGGTGCCGGCTCGATAGGCTGCGGCTCAGCAAACAGGTCAGGCTCTGCAATGGCAGCGTGCGCAGGCTTGTGCGCATGCACGTCCAGCCGCTTTTTCTGCATGCGCACATGCGGAGCGGTCACCACACCGGTCTTGCTCACGGAGCCATGGACCAGTGTGGGAACATCAAACAGGCCAAACTGTTCAGCCTTGAGAAAGACAATCATGGCTCACCCTTATTTTTTTGTAGCAGTCTGCGCGGCTGGGAACACGACAAGCGCCTTGATCATGCCGGGTGCTTTCTTTGTAGCCGCCACCTTGCGCTTGAACTCAGCGACAGGGATTGTCGTTACCTCACCGAGAAAGCGCGGGTCATTGTAGTGCTTCATGTAGGCCAGCTTGGCGTCCTCGATGCTATCGAAGCCCAGCATGCACTTGTCTTCGTCATACTCCGTCCACTTCCCGGCTTTGCGCTGGTGGATGACGTAGACATTCTCGGCCTGCTGGCTGGGCCCTACATAGCAATCTACCTCGTCACCATCGGCGCCTTCGGAGCGGCTGACATAGCCGTAGGGGTAAAGCATCCGCGTCTGCCAGGGTTTGCCGTCTGGATCTACCCCGGAGCGCACGCTACCTTCGCGGTTTTCAATAGCCACGTCGATGCCCTGAAACGTCAGCATGTAGACCGGCTGGGCAGGGAGAGTGGTGGGGGTAAAGGCGTCCGGCGCCAGCACCATGGGGATTTTCTTCTGCTTGGGAATGTCGCGGATGACGGCGGCAGCTTCTGCGGCTGTGGCCTTCATGAATACAATTGCCTTTGCCATTGGTTGTGCACTCAGTAATTCTTTTATTACAAGAAGTCTCTTATCACGGCGCAGATTCAGTTTGTTCCTACGGTTCCCCGTAACATTCTTGTCTTTAAGTTCCTCAAGAATGATATTCAATTCATGCAGAGCATCGACCACTTCTGGATTGGATGACTTTTCGGCAGCAGCAAGCATATTTGCCTTTTCAGCCTGCCCTGCATTGAGCCTGGCAACTGCTTCCTCTTGGTATCTTCGCAGCATAGCTTGTTTGTCGGCCTCTTCCTGCTTGAGACGATCAATGCGGGCCTGTACTGTCTTTGGTACTGGCTTGCCGGTACGGCGAGAGAGAAAGTCTATAGCATCTGACCATTCTCCGTGGGTATCCTGATGCTCTTTACCTGGCACCGAAACTTCGTAGTCTGCCTCACCATTCATCATTTTATAGGTTGGTGGCAAAACATGGTCGGATATACGGATTTTGTAGTCTTTACCAGAATCGTCTTCATTAAGACGATGCGTTACCGTCAGGTATTGTGACGATGAAATACCGCTGCTATGGCGATCCGTTTCCAATCCCATAGCCTCAGCATGGCGACCAATCGCCTCACGGATATCTTCATGGCTCTGTGGATTAGTCAGCCGATCATGCGCGCGGACAAGCACAACCTTTCCGTTTTTCAAGTGGCGCTGGTGTTCATCAACATGGCCCTTCAGGAAAATTATCATTTCAAATCCTGCAAATTAAGTTCAGACAGCCACTTATCCATTCTGGACTGGCGCGCTGCGTCAGCATCCGTCATCACGTCCGTCATGCCTGGCAGCGACAGCCAAGTTCCCCGGCAATGCGGATGCTGCACGCCGGCCGCCACCCACCAGCGCTCAGCCGCGGAGCGCTCAATCAGCACATCACCCACGCGCTTGCGCGGCGCCGCTGACCGGCCGATGTTGGTCTTGCCGGGCCATACCTGAGTGTCACCGTCCAGTGTCTCATCGCTGGCGCTGGCCACGCGCATGATGACACCGTTTATCTTGCGGCAGAAGGGGCAGGCCCCAGCATACCGCTCCACTCGCTGCACGCGCGCGCCGGGCGCCAGGCTGGCTATCAGGCCCTGGTTCGCATTCTCGCCGGCTTCTGTTACCGCAATGCGGCGCCAGTCCCGGTTCAGGCTACCAAAAGCGTCAAAAAGCTGAGTCTGGAGACTATGAGCAGTCGCCAGCTTGTCACCCAGCATGACCCCTTCCTGGTGCGCCATGATGACTGTACGGAGCCGGTGGCGGACAGCATCGCCCATGTTACGGACATTCTCCGCGCACCGGGCGGCTCCATACCGCAAAACAGAAGACTGAAGCTTGCTCAGCCCGAATTCATCCACTGCTTTATCCACAGAGGACGGGAGATGTTTGACGACAACCGCTGCCTGCGGGTCCGTTACAGTGCCCATGGCAGCCTGCACGGCGCCCATCATGAAGGCCTTGGCCGCCAGCCACTGTGCTTCCTCGCGCACCACCACGGTCGGCATGTAGCGCTCGACCGTGCAATCTATCAACAGGCTCCAATCGTCCAGCGTCCACTGGTCGCGGGGCAGGCTTTCCAGGTACAGCCGCGCCAGCTTCAACTCAGCCGGGGTCCAGCGCGCCACCTCGCCGGGCCGGGGCTCCCGGCGCAGGGACGGATTGTGCTTCTCGCCGGCCAGCCATGCGGACAACTCCGCGTGAATGCCAGCTATCCGCGTCAGGCCGCGCTTAGTAAAGAGTTCCACCAGCAGGCGCACGAAGGCAGACGGGTGCTCATGCCAGATATCGGCATCCTCGCCGGGCGGGTCGCCGATGGCCTTATACATCACGTCCAGCACCTGGTCTGTCCGGCCGGGAGCGAGCGAACCTATATCTATGAGCAGTGGCTTGGCTATCTTCATGGCATCAAGAATACCGTCCCAACCGAACGGAAGGCAGCGCGTTTCATCTTTTTTTATACATTACCGCTTGCTTGTGTTTACTCAAATTTGATAAAGTCGAGCAATGGATAACCGGAGAGCAATCACATGATAACCCCTTCCTTCTGTACGACACCGCTCACAGTGGCGGCAATGCAAGTGGCCGAGGCCGCCCATGCTGGCCAGGTCCGCAAAGTCAGCGGCGTGCCCTACATCGGGCACCCTGTCGCGGTCGCCAGCATCGTGGCAATGGCTGGCGGGTCAGAAGCCCAGATAGCTGCTGCGCTCCTTCATGATGTGAAGGAGGATTGTGAGCCGCACTACTGGAAATTGGTTGGTGAACTCGACATCGCCGTAAAAAACATTGTCATTTCGTGCTCTGAAAAGAAGTTCGATAGCTTTGGAAAAAAGCGCAGTTGGATGGACCGCAAGCAGTCCTATTTGCTGTGTATGCACAATCCTGTGTATGTGCAGGACAATGCGCTGCTGGTTATCGCGGCCGACAAGCTGCACAACGTCAGCGATACCATTGACGGACTCAAGGCTTCAGGCAAGGAATCGCTGAAGGCTTTCGGCGCTGGCGCCTTTGAAATCGGCTGGTACTACTCGTCCATGCTGAACGCGCTGAAGGCCCGACTGGCAGAGCTTGACCATGACGAGGCCAAGAAGCTGAATAACGTGCTCTACCTGCTGGACGAGCAGACGCGCACACTGCTGCGGATGCTGGCCCCCATCATCGCCGATCACGCCAACTCGCTAGACAAATCCGACCCATCCACGCGGCGCACCGTCGACCAGATGGATGGCGTGATGGTCGGTAATGTTTTCGAGAAGCTTTATGCGGCCCATGGTGACCCGGATAACCTGGGCATGTTCCAGCGCATCCTGCCTACTCTCGTTGAAGCCGACAACTACTCCATCTGCATCAAGTACATCATGGGGGTTTGCTTCTGTGAAGTGACCACGGCCACCACGATGATTCTGGAGCGTGGCCGCGACTCCATCGAAGTTTTCCGCCGCCTGTGGCTGAAGCTGGCGTTTGGCCCGCGCGCCACCTACGAGTTGGACCGCATTGAGCAGTACGGCAGCAATGCCGTGCTCAGCGAAAGCGATATCCCCTTCTGAGGTAACAATGGCAAGAATCAGCATTTTAAGGCTTATCGCTGGGATGACTGGCGCCATGTTTGGCGGTATGCCAGCCGAGCGCCAGCCCCAGTTCAATAAAAAGGGAGACGGGAAAAAGTCCTGTCTCGAATGCGGAAAGGTGCACGCGCAGCATAACAAAAGCTTTTGCAGCGCGGAGTGCCACCGGGTTTATACCGAGCGCGAGAAGGCGGAGCGCAAGGCGGCAAGAAAGGTGACGAAATGAAAAAATGTACCAATGGTACTCGCCATAAATGGACGTTCGTAAAAAACGTGACCATCCGGCAGGAATCACTCAGCACTATTCAGCTTTCAAAGCGCGGTTTTTATAAATGCGCGTGTGGCGAAGGAAAGATAGGCGCCTACAAGATGGAAACCACAAAATGAGCCTCACCTACCTGAAAAATGCCTGCTGGGCCGCCCTCGAGCGCGATTGTACGCAGTATCTGATTTCCAATGCTGACGGCCGCGAGGATGGAGCGCTCAAGGCGCATATGCACGATCAGCTCTGCCGTTTCATGGTGGCGGCCATCCATGGCGGAGATACCGACAGCGTGCGTCTTGACTTCGACGAGGCATGGCATGCGGTACACGATGGCACGCAGGCCCTGACTGATCATCTTGATACGGAATTGGGTTTTCCTGTCAGCGGCCGGCCTGAATATGAAACCATGGTTCCGAAGTTTTTTGACCGGTTTTTCACGCTGGCCATGACGGCTATGGGTATCGTCGTTCCTGATGGATGGACAACAACGGTCAATCGTCTTGAGGTTGGTGAAAGCGAAAGCGGCCTTTACGTTTATGGAACTGCTGAATCAGTAAATGCTGTTCGTGACTGGATGATTATGCGCGATAAGCAAGCCACTGATAGCGTGAAAATATTGACCGAACAGTTAACGGAAAAAAGAGAAGCGCTTATGGTGCTTCCTGAAGGCTTTGAACTCGGCGATATTGCAGATACAGCGAATTCCTTGCTGGGTTATGAGAAGACCATCGCTGTTGGCCATGAAGATGATGCCTACAACACCGTCGAATCGACCACGGCCTACGCATCCCGCTTCCTGCAGGCCTTTATTAAGATGCAGGCTGCCATACCCAAGGGATGGAAAGCCAAAGCCGTTTTGATTCGCGCGAACGGCGATGCCGACGTGACCAACAAAATGAAGCGGGAGTGCATCGGCGAGTTTCATGTCGATGTTGACGAAGAGTGTCAGGACTGCGGCGGCTCCGGCTTCGTTGACGATGGCCTCTCGCAGACGGCCTGCACCACCTGCGACAACGAAGGCACGGTGACCAACAAGAAGGATATCCCCTGGACTACGATCAAGGATATCTATAAGCGCATGGTGGCTTTTGCAGGGGTTCGGCAGATGGAAGGAGTAAAGTCATGACCCACGATAAGATTGAATCGCTGCGGCGCATTGCAAACAGTGGGCTTCGTTCTAATCCAAAAATCGTCATTATTACCCCGGAAGAACTGCTTGCTCTGATCGATGAGTTGGAGCGGCTGCGGGACTCTGCCATAAACATGGCAACACATCGGATTGTGCCGGTCGAGCCGACAGAGGCGATGCTGCGCGCGGTATTTATCTTGCCGAAACATACACTGACCGGCGACGGCGACACCAAAAATATCTACAGAGCCATGCTCGAAGCTGCGCCGCTAGCTGATAGCGGTAGCACCCCATCCTCTCACTGGAAAGTGACCGGAGAGAAAGACCCGCACGCAGGCCATTATGACGGTGAGCGCTCGCAGCTTTCGCTGGGCAATATGACGGATGACGAGCTTGCCAATGCCGTCTTCATGCATGGCAATGAGTATCCGAAGATGGATGACGTGATTGCCGGTAAGGCAAAAATGCCGATTGTCTACCTGACAGCTGCCAAGGACCGTATCCGCTGGCTGTCGCGCGCGCTCGAAAGAGCAATCGAAGCACTGAAACAGGTGAAATCATGAGCGAGAAGATGCGGGCGGAGTTTGAGGCGGCACTTGTGGCTGTCGGGTACGTCTCGACTACGTTCTTCAACAACGAGCGCGACGCAGGGCCGGAAGGCTACTGCGACCACTGGCTGCGCGGTGCGTGGAAGGCTTGGAAATTGCGCCAGCCCGAGATCGACGCCTTGCAGGCGCGTATCGCTGAGTTGGAATACGAAGCCCGGTGGATCAGAGAAAAACTGAAACTTCCTGCCGACACCCAGCTACTGCGCGGCGAGAAAACGCTGGCAGGAACCATGCACGTTGTCTGCCATCGGGCACACGGTTACGTGGCGTATATCGAGGCGTACAAGTGCGACGATAAACAGGGCGAAATAGGCAGACTTAGCAAGCGCATCGCTGATCTTGAGGCGAACCGGTGCGTGGTGGTGCTGCCGGAATATCCCGAGATGGTATGTGCCCTATGGGACGTGTTCAACGGGAAGGAATGGCTCATGACTGTAACTAGTCCGCTGGAATGGGATGCAAAAGCCGTAAAGGATACGTTGCTGGCGCAGAACTACGCACCGTGGCTTCAAGTGGCACTTCGACACTCCATGACCGATGAAAGCTTGTGCACCACCATCACGGCGGCAGATGTGAAGGATGCGCGGCGGTATCAGTGGCTACGCAAGCACTATGAAGTAAGTTTGGTAATCGACTTTTTCGGCAACGGCTGCGTTAACAAAACCATCGAAATGGTCGAAGCAGCAATCGACGCCGCAATGGCCGGCCAAGATGCGGCAGGGGGTGAGTGATGGCTAAAAAAGCCGCTGTTATGATTGATGGGTGGAAACTGGGAATCTTCATAAAGCATCTTGATCGAGCAAAGCGGGTCTACACGCAACATCCCGGCATTACCAAGGATTACGTTTTGCTCAAAGTCGAATACGAATGGGTGTCTGATCTTTCGCCCATCATCGAAGCCGCTAATACGGAGTGTGAAAATGCAAAACGAGACTAAAACATGTCTTACTGACGGCAGACCAGTGACACCAGACCACAGAGAGATAGACCCTGCCACCGGGATGCAAAAGGCGTATGTAGTGCTGACACCGGAAGAACGCGCCAAGGGGTTTATTCGCCCACTTCGTCGGGCCTACATCCATTCAAAGTGTGGAACCGAGACAAAAATGGGACTGGCGCTGTGCGAAACATACGCAAGAGACCCATTTTTCTACAGTGGCACTTTTTGCGTTGGTTGCCGCGCCCATTTCCCGGTCGCCGAGTTTTCGTGGGTAGAAGATGGCGCAGGAGTAGGGACGTGAGCAAGATTACGGAGTTGGTTGAGCAGTACGGTACGCGCTGCAGAGGCTCCGGGGTGGCGCTGGAAGGCTGCAACTTCGGACTGTGTGGCGAAGAGGCGGCAAGGGCGAATATTATCAAAGCTGAAATAGCCAATAAAATCGCCGCCCTCGAAGAAAAAGAGCGGGCGCTGGAGTGGCTGCTGGAAAACGGATATGCGAAAGCCAAGCGGGTCATTTTTGAGCGGATTAATTTAGAGCCGTACAAATGCTATGTTGTTAACTTGACGACTAAGGGTGACATGTCCGCGCAAGGCAGCGGCCCCACGCCGCTTGACGCGGTGCTGGATGCGATGAAGAAGGAGGTGGGGTGATGACGACTAAGGCACAAGCTAGAGCGAATGAATATGCAAGCGTTGAGGTGGAATATAGCCCTGAATCCATGCGGGGCATTGCCAGGCACTATCTATCCGGCGCAGCCTACCAGAAAAAGGAATACGAGTACCAGCTTGCCATGTTGCGAAATGCGCTTTTACCTTTTGTGGTGTTTTACGAGCACACAATAAATTGTGCTTGCTGCGGAATCCGGCACTTCCCCGAAGAAAGAATGTCTGCCGAGCGCTGGAAAGCGCTTTACGAGGCGGCAACTGAGATAGGCATTTCTCGAAAGGAGCAAGGCCATGACTGACCAGCTTGCCGAAGCGGCGCGGGCCTTGCTGAATGCATACTTTCCGCAGGGCTGCATGAATGCAGAAGCACACACGCTGCGCGAGGCGCTGGCAGCACATGATGCCCGTGACGTTAACGCCATCTGGGGCGCCATTGGCGCTTGGCATGAAGCCCACGCCGACATGGACACTGCTGCCGGCCTGCCGTACAAAGGCCCGTACAAGAATCGCGTTGACGCCATCCACCAGACTGGCGCAGTGCTGACAAAATTGATAGGAGAACGCAAGCCATGATGACCCCTGACCAGATTTCAGCACTGAAGGCGGCGGCGGAAAAAGCAACGCCGGGGCCTTGGGCCTATATTTTTGCCGGGAAAAATGAAATGCGGAAATTACGCTGCGCAGATGGCAGTCCAGTTACCCCAATCGCGTCAATATCCCACCGCGTCCCCGGCGGATTGGTAAGCGCAGTTTGTGCCGCGAGCATAGACGGTGATTTTGTCAGATTCAGCGAAACCAGCCTTTCTTGGCCTGAATGTGACTCTGAATACATCGCCCTCGCCAACCCCGCCGCAATCCTGGCCCTGATCGGGGAAGTGGAGCGGCTGACAATAAGCCATGCCAGGTACGAGAAGATGCGCAAAATGAACGTGCCGCAGTTTGCCGACCTATTCCGGGCCAACATCAGCAGCGGCGTACCTTTTGATGAGTTGCTGGACAAATGGTGCGGCGAGGTGCAGCCATGAGCACACTTGGGCCTATCCCCGCGAGCGCGGGGGAACCTTTGGTCGATGACCTAATGATGGCCGCATGCGGCTGACAGGAACACAAGAAAAACCCCGGCATGTCCGGGGTTTTTTTAGCGCTTGAAGCGGGCCATGAACTCGTCAGAGAGCGTGATGCCCGTCTTATCCCCCGACTGGAGCGGTCGGCAATCCTCGTAGTCGAAGGCGTCAGGGTTTTCGCGCTCTGCCGGATCTTCCGTCACCCCATCATTGTTGGGCTTTGCACCCTGCTCTTTGCTCATGGATTTTTCCTCTGAAACACAATGATAGCACCATCGAGCGCCTTGTGCATGGGCTTGCCAGCCGGCGCAGCTGTCGTTTTGCCCTTGGACTGCGCAATCAGCTTGGGCGGCTGGCCGCGGGGCACGTTGTTGTCGCGGAAAGACCAGGCATCGACCAGTGGCTTGATGGCATCAAAGGACTGCTCGTTCTTGGTATTGCCCAGTACCACGTCGACAGGGACATACCGGCCCTCATTGCCACCCCCAAGGAAACGCCCTACGGCGCGCTTGGCGGCCTCCTGACGGGGCAGATGCATGTAGTGGGCTGCCACGGAGTACCCGCTCGACTTGAAGCCGTGCACCAGCGATACAGCCTTGTCCGGCGTCTTCATGGTGGCATCGTGCACGATGTTCAGGCCATTGGTCTTGGCCAGGTCCGTGATCTTATCGAACAGATCCCCGCTCTCGTCATGAACCTCGAAGGCATTCCACCCCTTGTACTCCGGCAGCATGTGCTTGATTTCATCGGCGTCCAGCACCACGGCCTTGCCTGGGTCATAAACCGTGTTCTTGAAGCTGCTTTTTCCACTGCCACCACGACCGCCCAGGATGGTGAACGAGGGAGGCGTCCCATCGGCTGGGCGGGCGGCGGCAATCTTTTCAGGGCTTAGGAACTTGTCAATGATGGTCTGGTGCAGCGCTAAACGCTCCGGGGTGTATTTGCCGTCCTTCTTGAATAACTCGATAGTCGGCTTCACTCCTTTGAGTTTGGCCTCCACATTGTCAATCTTGGCCTTGGTGTCTTCCGGGAATCCGGCCAGCACCGATGCGACCGATACGTCAGCCTGGTCATGCAGCTTGGCAAATGCCGCAGCGTCAAACTTATCGGGCGCCTGCTCGCCATCGGCAGGCCCATCCTGCTCATGGTGCGTAACCTGGCCCCACTTTACCTTGTGCTCAAATCCTGTTTCGTCCTTGACGTGCCCGCCATGCTTGCCAGCAGCTGTGACGTGGCCCTGGCCAGCCATCGAGCCCATTTGAAACTTCACATGCGTACCGACAGGGTGCACAGGGGGTGGCTGTCCGTTGCTGACCCAGCGCTTTGACTGCACCCCGTTTTTATCGGTAATGGTTTTCTGCTGGAGCTTGCTCTTGTCCATGGCCTTGAAAAAAAGCGCCTTTTCAAACGTAGGCATTTCATCCCCCGATGGGTCCGGTATCTGCCCACGGACAAAAACCTTTTTACCGTCCTCATCGTGAGCGATGGCGCCGTCTTCCCCGTGATCAATAATGTTGAACCGTTTTTGCATCCGCTGACGGTGCCCCAGGAAACGGTCCCAGTGCACGTCATGATGCGTGCCGCCGTCATCCCGCACCTTCATGCCGTGCACGCCCTTGCACACGACGGCGCCGTACATCGGGCCATTTTCAGGGTGGCTGAAATAGACGCTATCGCCCGGCTGTACATCAGGCGGCTGCTCAACGGGCTTGGGTGGCGCCGTCTTTTTTGCCGGCTCAGGCTTCAGCACTTTCCGCATGGTCACTCTACCGTGTAAATGTTCAGGCCGAAGGATTTGCCGAAGTCTTCCTCTTCGTCATCCTGCTTGCCGAAGTCAAGAGCTTCCGTGGGCGCTGCGGCCTTTCCGCTTTCATCGCCTTCAGACCCGGCGGCGCCGGTGGCGATATCGGGCTGCTCCGGTGGCTGACGGCCACCCTGCTGCTGCGCGGCCGGCGCGTGGCCTGGCTGAGAAAAATTAGAGGCATCCGTGCCTGATGTCCCTTTTCCCGGTGCGCCGCTACCCTGCGGAGCCCCCTGCCCATCCTGGGCTGATTGGCCTCCGGCCACGTCCTGACCGCCATCCGGTGGCGGCGTTCCAAAGTCCTCTTTCTCGCCCGGCTCATCGCCCTGGTCCTGCGTGATGGTCTGCGTATACAGAGCGATCAACGATGGATTCAGCGGGGCATCCCCCACCGGGCCCGGCATGGCGTCAAATCCCTCCTGCGCGCGCGCCTCGTTCACGGTCAGGACCAGCTTGCGCATTTCCTGCCGGGCCTGCTGATCTTCCTCGTCAAGACCCGTGAAGCGGAACACGAACTTGTCACCGAAGGCCGACAGCACATAGTCGGTCAAAGTGTTTTCGTAGAAAGACAGCAGCGGGAGCAGACCCTTGTCCTTGCTGTCCTCGAGCTTGGCCTCGGTGTCGCTACCGGACAGAGATGAGGTATTGCCGCCCGAGAAGCTATCAAAATTGATTTCAGACGGCGACATGCCGTAAATGGCGCAGATGATCGAGGTGAGAAACGACATCCACTTGGCAAAGTACATTTCGTTGAACTGCTCGCCAAAGCTCTCGAAGGAGGCGGCGCTGTCCGCGTCCCTGCTGACCATGACAGGCAGCGTCCAGGCATTGTTTATGCCCTTGACCATGCTGTTCCAGTAGCGCTTGAAGGCATCAATGTCCGTGCTGGCGTATTCGCCGCGCAGGTGGAGCATCCCGCGAGGGATGGCGTTGCTGTCGAAGCCCTTGATGTTGTAGGTCATGGCGTTCAGGAAGCCAGTGACCACGCGAATCAGCACCTCCGTCTCGCTGTAGCCGTAGCCGCAGGCGCGCACGTCGGTACGCGGGTTGCGGACCTCATAAATCAGGTCATCAAAGGTATAGAGCGCGCGGATCTTCCCGTTCACGAACTGGAGACTGGTGATTTCGTCGCGGCCCTGGTAGCCGGCCTCCACACAGAGGCGAATGGTGCCCCCGTCGACGGCATATAGGCCGTCAATGCCCAGCTTCTTATCCCGCTTCATTTCGGTTTCGATGGCCATGGCATCGAAGGTCAGCGTGTCGCGGGTCAGCTTTGCCATGAAGGCACTGAAATTATCACGCTTCAGGCGCTTGCGTTCGCGCGCATTGAACTCCCACCCGCAGTTGGTCACGAACCGATTCAGGAGCTTGATGCTCTCCTGCTCCGTGTCCGTAACCTGGTGCTCTTTGTCGACGTGGCGGACAGTGAAGCCCGGCCCCTCGCCGGATTCCTGCACCCGGCAAAACCGGCTTATCTGGCGCTGGCGGGTCATGATGACGGCATTCAGCACCGGCGTCTGGTCGACCATGGCGCGCAGGCTTTCAAAATTCAGCAGCGATGGCCGCTCCCAGAAGTCGCCCTGCACCGATACCTGGTACTCGTCCAACTGCACGGACTGCATTCCGCGGGCATGGGTAGCCGCGTTGCGCGAGGGAAAAGGGATGATATTGCCGTAGTTCAGCGACTTATTGACCGCATCGTCCTCCATCCGCTGAGTGATGAAGTCGATGACGGGTGCCAGTTCATCCGGCGGCATGATCAGGTCGCGGATACCTTTCGGGGCAAACGACTTCTGCATGATGCCCAGCGCTTCCGTGCGCTCAGCCAGGGGCGCTGCCTGATTAAAGGCAGTTCCTTCAACAGAATCATTGGGGGTTTTGGACATAGATGCTCTCCTGCCGCCTACTGTAGTGTCACGTAGGCGGCAGTAGAATCAGGGTTATTCCAGATGAGATACCTCTATCGGTTTTATGGCGGCCATGGCCAGCCGGTAAATGTCGTTTCTCCACGCACCCTCGCGTACTTCCTTCCGCGGCGGGGTAGTGGAGCGCACAGAGCGGATCGCTGCCCGCAGGTCGCGGCCGCCGATCAGGCCGGCCAGTGACATTGCCTCCATGTCGCGGCCACTCAATGCTGAATGTCCTCTTCTTTCGTGGTCTTCAGGTACTTTTCCACGTTCAGCATGGTTTCGCGCATCGCCTGCATGGCCATGCTGATCTGGTTGCGGTCATTGTTGTTCAGGGCAGACAGGATGTGGTCGATGTACAGCATCATGGTCTGCAACAGGCCGTAAGGCTGGCCCAGGGCCTCGCCGTTGACTTCCTGAATCAGCGTATCCAGCAGGAACCGGCGCGCGAAGAGGGACTGCTTGCGCATGGCAGTGAAGCGGTCACCGATATCCTGCGCCTCGTTGCCGGGCTGCGTGATGGCGATGAAGTAGGCCTTCGTGCGCTCGTAGATGCTGGCCAACTGCTTATGGCAGGCCCGGCGGGTCACCAGCTCGGACGGATCCAGCACGGCGTCTTCATAGGTCATGGCCCTGGTCAGCTTTTCCTCGAGCACGTCCTGTTCATGCTTCGTGGTGGCCAGGGCCTCGGCAGCAGCACACAGCAGATCGCGGAGCTTCACGTTCACTGGCACGTTGTCCAGCCCGATGGAGGCCTGCACCAGCGCCACAATCAGGTTGTTGGCGTCGGGCACCCCAAAGCGAGTAAGGCCGGCCTGCAGCAGATCCTCGCGGTCCAGCGCATCGACGGTCATCAGATTGGACACCAGCAGGCCGCGGACATTGTGGGGCATCAGCGTCTGCTGGATGATCGGCCAGACAGCACGGGCCTGCTCAAACGTGCTCTCGGGCACGCGGAACACGATCACGCCACCCTGCTGCACCGTGAAACAGCGGGCGCGCAGGCCGGCAAGGGTAATCTCGATGGTTTCCTGCGCATTCAGCACCTGGCGCTCGGTATGGGTGCAGGGCTCTACTTCTTCTTGTACGGCTTCGACGTTCAATTTCTCTCTCCGGTTGCAAAAATATGGCCTGTCCAATATAGCAAGATAGCAGTCCTGTTTCATCAAATTTGAGACACAAAAAACCCGCCATTACAGCGGGTTTTTTCACTGGCCTGGATTATTCGGAAGGAGCAGCGTCAGCGATGTCGCCTGAGGCCGGTTCAGCGATAGGGGCGGCAGCTTCAGCTTGCTCGGGAGCGGCAGCATAGGTGGCGTCGACCGGAGCAGCCGGAGCATTTTCACCAGTGCTGGCACCAGCCGGGGCGGCTTCGGCGTCGACCAAAGGGGTTGTGCTTTCCACGATAACGGTGTCCTCGGGATTAACCTCAGGCTCCGGTTCGCCAGCAAAGGCAGCCTGCTGCAGGCCATTGAATACGGCAGCAGCAGGAGCGGCAGCAGCAGCCGTGGCCTGGGCGTCAAAGCCGGCCGCCACGCTGGGGGTCAATTCCTGGGGCGCCGGATTGCTGAAATCCTTGGCACCAAAGGCAATCCCGTGCGCGCCAATATCGGATTCGTAGTAGGCGATGCTGGTCAGGGATTCGGCTTCACCGGTGGGGTCAACGGTCAGGTCGACCAGCTGCGGGAAGTCGGACGGCCCGGAATGGTTGAAAACAACGACAGCAGGGACTGTCAGTCCGGACAGTTCATGGCGGAAGTAAACGAGTTCTTTCATTTTTTTGTACCCTTGGTTGCTAAAAGTTAGAACGTGGAGTGCAAATACTACACCCGGTTGCGCCCTGATGTCAAGGCGCAGCGAGGTCTGGTATCAGGTGCTAGCGCGGATAGCGCAGGCTACTTCGTGTTCAGCAAGGCACTCAGGAGAGTGCGAGACGCCATCTGTTGCGCCACAATTGGTGCCTTTGCAGGTTTTCCCCGCAGCCGTTTCCAGTTTGGCGATACCCTGCACCAGTGCTTCCGTCTTCGCGGCCTGGCCCTTCTGATAGGGCATCCACTCGGCGTAGAAGGCAAGGTTTTCGGTCGGGTCGCCATCCTGCACCAGCGTTACCGACGTGACGGGGAACTGCCGGCCGGCATGGTCAATGACGGACAGATTTACCACGGTATCGCTGTGGACATAGGCCACCAGCGCGGCCAGCGGGGCAATGCCGTCGTGACACAGGCAATTGCCGTTGTCGCCACGGAATTCCGTGTTTTTCGGGCGGAACCACACTACGCGCCCAACAGTGGGGGTGATCAGAGGGATTTTGTCGTTCATGCTTTTCTCCTGGGTGATTGATTGCTGTGGCCGGTGGCGTCGGTTTCAAGCCGCCGCCTCATCCATGCCGACTACGCTAACACACTTTGCCACTTGAAGCGGGTAGTCACCGGCGCTGAACCCGGCATTCCTTAAATGCCCGATCTATCTTGTGCCTTTAGCCGCAAGTTCACGAATAAATAAGGAGGCTGTACCTGCGCATCAGCCTGCGCATTCACTACCCACAAAACTGCGCTCTATCAGCAGGCCGCTCCGCCCAGGGTTGGAAAACGGTTTGTACCAGATGCAGAACGCAGTTTTGTGAGCTGTAGGAAGCAGACGGGACTCGAACCCGTGACCTTGGCAATGAAGATGCCAAACTCTACCGCTGAGCTACTGACTCCCCACAAGTGAATGCTCTTAGTGGACAAAGGACGGGGTGTCGCCTCAAATGTAGACAGCCCCTGCATTCCACGAAAAGCACTCACTTGTGAGTTGTGAATGGTGGCTCCTATGGCAGAACCTGGACTTACGTGGGCATCACTGATCAAAGCTTCTTTCCTTGGTGTCCAGCCCATATGTCTGGCACCCCGGTTGCGCTTCCTCAATGCCAGCCTGCCGCTACCATACTGGACGATAACCACGCATTACCGTGGCACCGCACCCATCTACTCTTGCAACAGCTCGGGTAAGACCCGACTCACCACTCACAAGGACTTACTCTCTGGGCGCCAACCCGGCAAAGGCTGACCGTCAATGCCGGATAACAAAGAGCAAGTTCTTGTAAAAGGTATCCGGTATGCACACCCTACCGGAGTCGGGCTACTTGTAGCACAGTGCATTTGTGCCCCGGTGTTTTGCGCTGGGGGTGGCTCCCCAACACCGAGCAGGAGAAAAGTTGGCCGTCTTTCCGGCCTGTCACCGCGGTAGCTTCGGTCCTCGCCGCATCTTCCAGCATGATGCGTCTTCGCGCATACGTTATGGCTACTGTGCGCACCCATGCATGGTGTCTGCTTCTACCCACCCGGACCTATTCATATCCGATTTACATTACGGGGGGTTCCCCCCAGGCGGGGTTTTATTCTCCCAGTCTCTCCAAGGCGTCAAGCCTAACTACCGATCCGGGGCCTTTTGCACTAGGGCTTTCAGTGCGCCTTCTGCCGGTCCAGCGGAATGGTTAGCGGATCACATTCCGAAAGTCCACTCCAGTTACGAGGCTGGAGGCCGCGACTCAGCTGCTTTAAGTTGTTCACGCCTTTCTGTAATCCTGCAAGGCTCAGGGGGCATAGTTACCAGCTGCCAACCGGTGCGGTTTCGTGGACATTTATAGGCCGTCTTGAAACCACCAACGTCATCCAGCCTTACTGGTGGCGGGGACAGGACTTGAACCTGCGACCTTCTGGTTATGAGCCAGACGAGCTACCAACTGCTCCACCCCGACATTCTTGCCGCTTGTGGCGGCTTGGTGTGCTCATTTTTGATTAAACAGATATCGCCTGTCAATCACTATTTGATGAAAAAAGAATACACCCTGGGTCGCGCGGGCGCACCGTCATGCCGCGTGCATTGCACATGTTGCCATCTTCGTCGAAGTTCCGGCAATTGCCGCAAATTTCACCGGGCGGCAGGTCTTGTATCATGTTGACCACACCTTGATTAAGGCCTGGCAGGGCCTCTTCAATTTTCTTTTGCGTCACGTTTTTGGACTCCGGCGGGACAAGGAATGTCGCGTTGCCGTGCGCGCGCGCGTATGCGGCATCGCAAAGCATGTTGGCGTAGCTGGTATGCGGGTCGATACCGACCTTGATAACTTTGCGGCGGTAAAGCTTCTGTTCCTCGTCCTTCTCGGTAACCAGGGCGGTTTTCGTAAAGTGCAGGAACGCGAGATCCTTGCATACCGGGACCAGGGTGCGGATGCCCTTGTCGAGTACTTCCTGCACCAGCGCCTTGGGGTCAGGGAATAGGCACAGCGTTTTTACAAACCTGATCATCGACACCTGCATGCACTTGTACTGATCGAGCTTGACCGTGTAGCGGTCGCGCTCAGCCTCACTCGTCTTGCGGTCGGTGCGGTTCAGCGGGCTGTCACCCCAGCGCAGCATGTCGTCGGCAATGTCGCCGTAGTCGGCCAGAAACACCCGGCCGGGGTGGCGCGTGGCAAAGCGCTTCGCGTCATTGTAATTCGGCAGGGTTTCCACTACGCACACGGCCACCCCGTATTGCTTCATCAGCACGTCGCAGCGCGCGAAGGGGTCATCGCTGTAAATGTACTCCAGGTGGATAACAGCCTGGCGGCCATCGGGCAGGCGCTCCTTGATGATCACCACGTTGAACGCGCCCATCTGGTCGATACCCATAAAGGTATCCTTTGCGCGCTGTTTCCACTCCAGCCCCATTGCCATGCCCTGGGCGGCGCACTCGTTCAGCATGGCCAGATTGACCGGTATCAGGCTCGGGTCGTTATACGGCAGCCCAAGCTTGCGGTTATAAAAATTCTGCATGTCCTCAGCATCACGATAAGCCTCAATCATTTCACGCGCGGATATGGTCGGGCTCAGCATCTGGTGGTACTGGAGACTGCGAATACGGGCCTTCGGATTTTTCGGAATCCACTCGCCGTCCTGGGTATCAGCCAGGTAAGCATTGCAGCTGAAGCAAGTGTAAATGTAGTCGTCTTCTGGCGCCGTCGGCCATTTCAGCTCGCCGGTGGCCTCGTCCTTCACGTTGTAGGATATGCAGCCGGGGAAGTGGTCCGTCATCACCTGCAGCACATTGCAGGCCGGGCAGCGGGTATGGAACTGGTGCTGGTCGCCGCGGATGTACCAGTAGTGGATATCCGCGTCCTCCCATTTTGCAGTCGAGCCCATCAGCGTGAACTTGACCAGGCTGGCCGACAAGCGCTCGCGCGCCTTTTCCATGTCGGCGATGAGCATGTTCTGTACTTCGTCAAACGACAGGAAATCCATGGGGTTGGATTCCGTCATGCTCTTGCCGGTGGTCCACAGGAAGAAAAACTTGGACTTGCCGAGCGTGCGCGTCAGCACATTGCCTTCTGTCTTCGCGCGGCGGGGCTGGCGCGGGTCCGGTGGCGCTGAGCTCTCACCCATCATCATGTTGTAGACGGCAGGGATTGTGCGAATGATCGGCAGAAAGCGCAGGCTGGACTTGATGCCGGCCAGCTTCATGTCGGGCAGGAACATACCGGCCGACAACGGCATAAACTTGATGGCCATGTAGATGGCCGCCAGCATTTCCATGACCGTGAAACCCACCTGGGCGCACTTCATCAGCGCCACCGTCTTGCCGTAGGCTTCCTCGATGGTGGTGGGGATCTGGTCGTAGATGAACCACATGGATTTGCGGTTATCCAGCCGGAACGGCTTGTTATCGACCTCAAGCCCCTCTTCGGCCAAGCGCAGGCACCACTCCCGGAACGTCTCCGCGGGCCCGATAATGCGCATAGCCTCCGTCAGCTCGCCACCAGTAATACCCTCGAACTGGTCACACAGCTCATTGAGCTTGGCGGTCATGTCGCCGAATGTGGCTTTCTTGCGGAGCAGCGAGGGGAATGCCATTAAAACATAGCCTCGTCGTCATCGAGCGGGTCCGGCGCCGGCCGGGGTGGCGACTCAGGCTCAGCCGGCGGCGCAGGCTCACGCATTTCCGGCATGTGCGCCTCAGCAGGCTTGTTGTGGTCGCGTGCGCGCGGGTCACAGTCGGGCGTCATCATGTGCTTTTCGTTGGCACGGCGCAGGCGGTCAATGATGCGGCCACCCAGCTCTGACGACTCATCCGATATTTCCTCCAGGATAATCCGGTAGAAGTCCTCCATGCGCTCCAGGTTGTAAACCTCTTTAACCGCCTCGAGCGCCGACTCCAGCAGATCCCGGCGAATCTTGATGCTCTCGCCAAGGAACTTCGGCGACTTCACCTTGCCCTCTTCCGTCAGCGCATAGTCGCGGAGCTTTTTGGCATCCTCGTACAGCTCATCGAGCCGGCCGAGAATGTCCAGGCTGCGCACGGAACGGCCGGGGTACTGGTTGATGTAGGCCGGCGGGGGCGCGGCGGGCAGGTGCTTGGCGGCCTTGCGCGCAGTGACTGCGGCACGCTCCGGCCGGTCACCCCGGATGGATGCCACCCAGCGGAACCATGTGGCTTTATGCAGCGGCTGGAATTCACCGGCGCGGATTTTGATCAGATACCGCTCGTAGAGCTCCAGATGGGCGGAGTCGCCGCGCTTCAGCGCTACCTTGATTTCCTCCGCAACATCACTTATCCGCAGCTTGGGTATGCTCACGCGCCACCACTCCGAAACTTGCTCTCACCCTCGAGCGCTGCCTCAACAAACGAGCTGACCGTCGTATGGTAGGCGCCATACCGGCGGACCACAGAGTCGAACTCTTCGATATCGTGCCCCACCAGGCCCCACACCGGCAGGCCGTCCGAGTCATAGCTCGGGTCGCCGTCCTTGTTGGTCTTCTGGATCATGTGGCTGGCTTCGTGAAAAATCAGGATCTCGCGCAGGCGGTCAGTCGAGCTCATCCAGTATTCGCGGTCCAGAATCATCAGGTAATCAGGCGCGAAGCCCAGCAGGCGGCGCAGCGACCAGGTGAATACGTCCTTGAGCGAGCCCTGCACTTTGGGCATGTGCACGGACCCCAGCTCCACCTTGCACTGGCAGATTTTCGGGTCTTCGCGCAGCAGGAACGCCACCCTGGGGCGGCCTTCGGCCAGGTGCTTATGCTCGGGCATGGCGACCACCTTGGCGTAATGCACCAGCGGGTCGAGGCCGCTTCCATCATCCGGCGGCATCAGGAACTTTTCGTAGTCATCCATTGAGCTTCCTCTTCTGCACATGGTCAACGATCAGTTTTCCGTCCAGGTGGTCGACCTCATGCTGGATGCAGATGGCCAGCTTGCCTGTGGCGCGGAAAGCTACGGGCAGGCCGTTCTCATCAATGGCCTTCACGTCGATGGTGGTCAGGCGCTTGATGTGCACGAACTGGCCAGGGAACGACAGGCAGCCCTCACCGCCGGGCATGGCCGTAGTCAGCTCGCCCACCGGGGTATATTCCGGGTTGATCAGCACCAGCGCCTTGGTCGGCGTCTCGCATACCACGATCATGCGGATGGACCGGCCCACCTGGGGCGCTGCCAAGCCGATGCCGCGGGCGCGAAACATCGTCTTGCGCATGTCCGCTGCCAGCGTGCGGATATCCGACGTGACCTCGGCCACCGGCTCAGCGATCAGGCGAAGCATGGGGCTGGCCCCGTTTTTAATTTTCAGCAGCATTACTCTTATCCTTTTTGTATGAAAGCATCCATTCAACAGCGCCGGCCGGGTCGCCGAGCTCGCCGGACACCCTGCGCCTGAAGTTCATAGCCGCGGCCTGCCGCATGGTGATTTCCATGGCACCGGCGGCGACGGCCAACGCGCGCTTACTTAGGGCAATGTCGTAGTGGCTCCCGCTGGTTTTCTCCGGGGACTGCCACCAGCGGCGGGCCACACCAATGCGGGCGGCCATGGTGTGGAGCTCATCGTCGGTATCGGCCAGCATGTGGCACATGATCAGCCGACCGTACTGGGCGCGCATGTCATCGACGTAAACAGTCATAGCGCCTCGCTCAGAAGAAAGGGCAGTCTTCAGCCACTTGCGCCGGTACCGGCAGGGTTTCCGTGACCACCTTGAGAATTGATTCCTCGGGCGGCAGGGGGCGCAATTCATTCTCTGAAATCAGTAAATCAGAGCCATATCCTTCATCGAAAATAGACGTATCAGGCATTGTCTCGTATGCGAAAACCTTATCATTCTCTGCGTAAATTGAACCAATAACGATTACGCGCCAGCCGTGCATACGCGACCATTCACCAGGCGGTAGGCCGCTCACATCAACGATAGCCGGCTCGCCGGGGCTGAACCTTGGGTTTGGACGCTCGCTCATGGCTCCCACCTGAAAACCATTTCAAAATTCATCGGATTGGTGCTTTTGTGCAAGATGCCCTTGGTCACGGTGGCGCCCTGCATCGTGCTTACGACTGGGACACCGGCGGCCAGCAGCTTGTCAACAATGGTCTGCTGCATTTCATGGTCGGACATAATGCCCGGCATCATCGGTACGCGAACCTCGATTGGCTCTGTCATTTTCTCTCTCCAAAGCCGCCATCCGTGGCAGCTGTTTTCAGGCAGGGTCAGCGGTCGGCGAAGGTGCCTTGCTCTCCTGCATCGACTTCAGCGCAAAGGCGGTACCAACCGCGGCAATGACCAGGGCCAGTTCAGTGCCATAGCCGGCGGCCATGGTCCAGGTCTTGATAAACTGCACCTGCTCATTGATCAGGAACTGGGCGGAGCCCAAGATCCCGACCACGCGCACAGGGCACCAGGTCTTGCCATCGTTTTCGGTATACAGGTCACGGAACCCCATCATCGTCCTCCGGGCCCGGCACAATCTGGCCGAGCGGGTCACGAATGAAGCGCAGAACCGCCAGCGCCGGCTGGAGTCTTTGCACCAGCTCAGCGCTTGGTAGAAAAAACACCCTGCGCGCGGCTGGGTGCATCAGAAACAGCGTACCGTGCTTGGTATCTATCCGCACTTCCATGCGCATGATGCACCCCCTTGGCGGTCCTCGCCAAGATAGCATCACACAGCGGGGTCGTCGAACTCATGGGTCACTACATGGCAAATCATGGCCGGCAGATAGCTAGACACCAGAACCTGAAACAATTCCGCGTCCTGTTTGCGCACAAAGCGTATCGCTTTTTGCGGGCTGGCCGTCCAGTACGGCATGCCGCGGCCAAGCGTCCTTTCAAGCAGCGCGACATAAAAGGGCTGCGTTTGCGGGCTCTCCAGCAGATAGCAGATCATCAGAAAAGCCCCATATGGATGCCGGAATAATAGGCAATCAGCACATAGCACACCTTGCATGCGACGTGCGCCAGCTGGTCGAAGTTGTAGGCGAAGCGCAGGCAGGCTTCACACTGGCACGGTGTCCGGGCGCACGCGCCATCCATGCCTGAAAGCTGGAATCCTCCAGCCGACTTGCAGTAGTCAATGGCAAAGTGCAGCACCAGCTCAGCCAGCGCAAAGCCCATGCAGCCGGTCACCAGGTAGACGAAACCTGCCTGAATGAAGGCGTGAGCGAACAGCGCCTGATACCAGGGGACACCGGGCACACCACCACCGACAGCATAATCAGGAAGCGTCCGGGTATTATGGTTTTTCGCCTTCGCCAGAAAATCACCCTGAAGCGGGTAGTCGGCCAGGTAGTGCACGAACAGCAGCAGGAACAGGATGGTAAGCATTTCAAGCCCTCTCTTTCTGGTTGTTTTTGATGGTAGTGGTCAGGGTAGCAATCTGCTGGCGGGAAACTTCCAGCGCACGCAGCAGGCGCTTGTTGTCTTCCTCCAGGTCTGCATTTTTCTCACGCAGGGCCCGCAGGTCTTCGGCGAGATCCGCCGTGTGCTTTATCAGGTGGTCAGCGCGGCTCACGCGCATGGGGCGGCTGGTTTCCGTTTTGAGCTGGAACCCGCGCGCCTCTATCGCTTCCTCCACCGACTTCAGGGAAGTATTGCCGAATTCCGATACACCGGCCAGCAACTGGGTCGGCGTGTAGTGCAGCAGGTCGGCCACCGTCCTGATATTGGCGACCGCCAGTGCATTGCGCGCTCGGTTGGTAATGGGGAGCTCGCTGATTGTGATCAGGGCTGCGTCAGTCATCAGCTTTCACCTGCAATGCGATGCCGTGCATGTCGATGGTTTCGGCCTCGCGGCCGTCCTTGGTAATGGCGTGGTCGTAGCCGGCCGCCAGCAGCCCGCGCTTGATTTCAGCGTAGGCCTCGGGGCTGACCTCGAGCACGGCGTAGGTGTGAGTAGTGCGGGTCATGTTGCCTCGATAATCAGGTCGGCAATGCGCACCGCATGATCTATATCAGTTTTATCAATCAATCTAGGCGTATAGTCGTCAGCTGCTGCCATCCCTGCTATCAACTGCGTCACAATCATGCGACGGCTGATAGCATTGATGCCTTCAGTAATGAGATGGATTTCCTCTGGCGCCAAATCGTTGGTGCCATCACGATAGGTGGCAACTGCCGCTATCAGTTCTTTGATATTCATGATCAGTACCATCCTATGCGAATGTGGAGTTTCCAGATTTTAAAGCCGCGGTCAGTGTTTACCAGCTTGCCCATGATGCGGCGCACCACTTCCCAGCGCAGGTATTCCCAGCCGCGCGTGGTGATGACGGTCTGAATCGGATTGGCAGGTGCAGGGCTTCCGACGAGAGAAACCAACTCCACAGGCGGCGGGTCTTTTTTAATGTCCATACTCAAATCCTCAAATAAAGCCATCAAAACAAACTCCCCTGCGCATTCTCGGCCAGCCAGTTATACCACCCGAACTTCACCCGACCGACAGCCACCAGGAAGTATTCTTTCTCCAATTCCATGCCGATGAACCGAAACCCCTCGAGCATGGCCGCTTTGCCGGTACTCCCGCTGCCTGCGTACGGGTCCAGCACCAGGCCGCCCGGTGGCGTTACCAGCCGGCACAGCCAGCGCATGAGACTGGTCGGCTTGACAGTGGGGTGGATGTTCGCGCGCATCTTCACGGTATTCATGCCCGACAGGCCGGCGTGCTCGATGTTACCGCGGGCCACTTCCGCCTGGGCCTGATTACCGTAGGCCAGCGGCCGGCGCATGAACAGCTCGAGCCCTTCCTCGCGGTCCATCACGCTGGCCTTGGCTGCGTAGAAAAAGCGTGCAGCATTACCTCGCTCATCATGCGGAGTGAAATTTGCGTCTTCGTCTCCAGCAAAAGCACCATAGGTATTGCGGTGCTTATCTGAATTTCTAGTATTCAACTGCCCAGCCTGCCCAGCCT